GCAGCCTCTATTGTATCATTAGACATATATATGGAAGTCCCTGCAACTGGTATCGGAGCTGATTCATTGCCAGACCTAAACTATGCTGGAATACTTGAAGCAGGATTGGTTGTTACTGGAATAAGAGGACAGCGATTTACCACACTAGATAGTTTGGACTTTGCATCTGAATCACAAACAAATAAGACAGAAATAACAATATCTAAATTAGACGAAGCTGGACAGCCAACGTACTATTTGCTCAAAAAACGAGTTAATGCACAAAGTGGAGAAGCAAAGGTTAAATCTGTTGTTATAGCCGATGCAAAAAAATATAATAAGATACTAATTGACGATGTCAATATAATTGGAATTGACAGTGTGGTTGATTCATCTGGCAATATCTGGTATGAAGTACCATATTTAGCCCAAGATACATTGTTTGATGAAAATGTAAATAGCCCAGCATTTGATCCAGAATTATCAGAACAATCGCAGGCAACTCCATACATAATGAGCCTGCGTAAAACAACACGTAGATTTATAACAAATGTTACACCAAAGAATAAACTAGAACTACAATTTGGAGCTGGAATATCATCAGATCCAGACATTGAGATTATACCAAGTCCAAGTAACGTTGGAATCGGATTACATGGTACAACTAATAAATTTGACCAAGCATTTGACCCATCGAACTTCTTGCATACTAATACATATGGACAAGTACCTGCAAATACAACACTAACAATAAACTATACAACAGGATACGGCTTATCAGGAAATGTAAATTCTGATGAACTAACAACTATTGCAGATGGTAAGGTTATTACATATAAAGTTGATGGATTAACTACTGCACTAAAAACAGAGGTAGCAGATTCAATCGCAGTATCGAATCCACATCCTGCAACTGGTGGAAAATCAGCTGAAACTATTGAAGAGATTCGCAACAATTCATTAGCATACTTTGCTACACAGCAACGAGCCGTAACAAGGGATGATTATATCATTAGAGCATATTCTATGCCACCTAAATTTGGATCAATCTCAAAGGTATGCATAACAAGTGATACTGTTATCGACAAGTCAACAAATAAAGAGATGCAGAATCCATTAGCAATGAACATGTATGTATTAGGATTTAATGCAAATAAGCAATTAACAAATTTGAATTCGACGACCAAAAATAATCTCAAAACATACCTATCACAATATAGAATGATGACCGATTCTGTGAATATTAAGAATGGATATATTATAAACATTGGGATAAACTTTAGTATCGTTGTCCTACCAGGTAGAAATTCAAAGTCAGTAATATTAAAATGCATTGGTGCATTAAAGAAAAAACTATCAATCGACAAAATGCAATTCAACCAACCAATTATCACAAAGGACCTAATCTTATTATTGGCTAGCGTTGATGGTGTACAATCGGTAATGGGAGTTGACATTACAAATAAATGGAAAACCAGCGATGGTTATTCTGGAAACAAATATGATCTAAATGCAGCAAATCAAAATGGCATTATTTATCCATCAATCGACCCAGCTGTATTTGAGGTGAAATACCCTGATGTTGATATTAAAGGCGAAGTAGTAACGTACTAGGACAAACATGATATATACAGTATACCCATATAAAGATACAACAATTTATCAGCATAGCAATAAGCTGAATGCTGGAATTGACGAAATTCTGGAGCTAACAAAGCATGTTAAAACACCAGAAATAAATGGTATAAACAACTCCAGAATATTATTAAATTTTGACATAGCAACATTCAAATCTGAATCGGCTATTCCAACTGTTGCAACGTTGAAACTATTCACGGCAAATGTGTCTGGTATAATTAATGACTATAATGTTAGACTAGCCCCAATCGAGGCAGCATATAAAGATTGGACAATGGGTACTGGAAAAACAATACATAATCCTCCATCTGAAGATGGTGCTTCTTGGGCATATAGCGACGATGCATTGGGAGCATGGACAGCTGGAAATCCTGAAGCACTTAATTTTGTCGACATACCGAAGCTTGTAACAGACTCAACCGACATATCATCTAATGTAATTGGCGCATATAATATGCATTCTGGATCAAACGACATTAGTTTAGTCGCATACCGTCACGGTCAAGAGGCTAGCTCAAAATCATATGGATCAATTAGTTATTTTTCAAATGAAACCCACACAATATATCGTCCAAAACTAAATTTGGAATGGGATGATTCAACATATGCAACCGGATCTGGATCAGTATTGGCATCAAAAAATATTGTAATGTCAGTATATGATGCAAAGTCAACATACAATCAAGGTGAACGTACTAAATTATATATTAATCCAATTGATGTTAGACCGGTCAAATCATATAGTACATCTGCAAAGGTTGAACTAGCCAATGTTCTACCAGAAACAGCATATTATTGTGTAACCGACACGGTTGCAAATACAATCGTTTGGGACTACTCAACAATTGGAACAAAAATAAGTTGTGATGCAACAGATGGATCAAACTTTGATCTATGGACTGATACGTTACTTAAGAATAGAGAATATAGCATATCAATAATGGTGAATGATCGTTCATTTGTTGGTCAAGTTGAATATTTTGAAAATGTGCACACATTTAAGGTGGTATAATATTGAAACAAAATGACAACGCTCCAACTGCAGATAGGCTAGTTGAGTCAAAGGAACATTCATACCAAACAATGGTTGATATGCCAACAACTGATAATAGCAATCTGACAACCATACTTGATACAGTTGTCATAATTAGTGATAGTCCGGATCATGTTAATGTTGTAAATGTACCAATAATTAGGTCATCATTTACAACTGAGACGGTTGAAAAGTTTATAGACACTAAGATATGGCAACTTGTTACCGAAGGACCTCTTGCATCAAGAAAACCTCCAATGTCATTAGCTATAACTGCTACAAACTGGCACTGGATAACTGTAGATGGAACAAACGTATCAGATAAATGGGGCGGACATGATGCATTTACGCCAGCCGGAATAGCGTCAAGTGGCAAATATGCGAACCCAGTAAATCCAGTATTCTTATATGCAACAGATGAACACGCATTATTCCTACCACATAGTGTAGTAAATTACATTGATAAGAACAATGAACCAGTATTAGATGGACTAACGTGGGAATGGAAATTAGATGGAAACATTGTATCCACCTCCCCGCAGTTCATGCTAAATAATGCCGAATCACAGGGACCTAAACATAGCGAAGTAACAACATATAAAACATTAGTATGCACTGTATCAAATGAATTTGGTAGCATTAGTGAAACTCTGAAATTCTTAGTAGCTGATGATGTACGATACGATGGAGTACATACTAAGCGTGCTAGAGATGGATATTGGAATGCATTTGATAATTCAAAGTTCATGGCTAAATCAACTACCCCATGGTCAAAACACTATGATCCAATGACAGCGAATCGAGATATAACTGTAAAAGGCATAACATTCAACTCATATGGATCAGGTCATTCTGCAAAATCCAAATTCAAGAAGGATCCATCTGATTCAAGATGGGTTTATGAGGCACAATATAGAGTAGACAGTGGTAATTGGGTAAAGGCTAGTAGCGTATTTGCTGGAAAATCAAATAGTCATAGAGCATATCGATTCCATGATGAACCAACCGATATAACTTGGTCGGCACCAGGAAATTCAACTACTAAATTTGAATTTAGATACAAATATAAGTTTTACTCTGGCGCTTGGCCATTTAGGAAGAAGCATACACGAACCTACCATAGGATATACGATATACAGGTACCGTCTGATCCGAATATATCATATAAAACGATTAATAACATAACTATTCCATACACGAGCTCATAATGGCAGAACTAATTAATGACATAGATTATTTCAATGTAGATTTGGAATCAAAGCTAGCATCGACTGAAAATTCAATATCACAATTTGAATTGGATCAAAATGATGTTCTACATCTGGACATATATTCTGGTGAAAATTTCATTGAAAATGTGACTATACCTGCGATCGACAATATTGAAATATTGGGTGGATCAATTAATATTGATTATTATGATATATTGGTTAATACACTTGGATTTGTATCTGGATTTTATCGCATACAAACATCAATCTTGCGCAATCCGATATATCCAAATGTTGACGTTAGAGTTGATGAAATATCTAGAAACAAAACTGAACTTAGATTGGATGGCTGGACAGATGATGCAGCGTTGGTTGGTATACGTGATAAAGATGATGACGGATATAAAACATTACGTCTAGTTCATGATAAAGCTGGAACAATTAGATTAATCAATTGGACTGAAGATACGCACAATAATGAATCAACAATTATTGTTAAGGTAGCAGACGATTTACCTAGAAGTATTAAGGCTGGAGATACTGTTCAATTATTTGACGATATAATCAATCCATTTGAAATACAATTCACAATACAATTAGACGATCCATCTGCACCAGAAGATTTTAATATACTTAGAGGCCCAAATCTAACCCTTGATGTAAATAGGGAAATTGGAAAACCAACTGCATTATCATCGTGGAATGACATACTTTCAGCAGATGTTGAAACAAATAGTAGAGTAGTCGACAAGGTATTTAGTGGTAGTTTAGGTGCAACACTTAATATAGATTATTCATCATATGAAAACTTTGTCCACTTCAGTTCAGCTGAAGAACGATTACGTAACTTCAAATATAAGCTACAGTTAATAGAATCATACAAATCGACAAAATCAAACATAACGTCATCAGCAACTGGATCAAGCTATTACATTGCAGTTAAGACTGATATGGATGACAAAATAGCAAAATTAGTTGGAACATTTGATGGCTATGAGCAACATATGTACTTTAACTCCGCATCAGAATATACTGATACATATGGCACACATCCAGATACGACATGGCCAAAGACTACTCAAACTAAACCGTATACAGTTGCTAGCACATTAGACGTTGCATCAACGGATTGGTTTGATAATCAAATGGCAATTGCGGCAGATTATGATTTAGCAAATGATAATTCACTTAGAAGTACAATTCCATTGCATATAAAATTGGACAGTGGAAATAATGGATACGTATTATTTGTTGACATGGTCTCACAGCATTTTGATGAAGTATATAATCATGTTGATCATTTGAAAAACATACACAGTAAAGATGAGGACGTTAATGTTGGACTATCAAAGGATCTATTATTTGACGTGCTATCTTCATTCGGCTGGAAGCCAGAATCTGGTTTAGATTTATCAAACATATGGTCATATTATTTAGGTACAAACAAAACTGGAACAAACACTGTTGAAACATCATCGGCTGAATATCCAAATGGAGCAACAATAAAAACCGTTACTGGTGAAACAATGTCAATACAAGACATAGAGGCGGAACCATGGTCAAGAATACTTAATAACTTACCATACTTACTAAAGACAAAGGGAACGGCTAGAGGCGTAAAAGCGTTAATGTCATGCTACGGTATACCATCCACAATACTAAAAATACAGGAATTCGGTGGTCCAGATCCAATTGATTCATCCATTGGCAGTAACAATGAAATACTTCAAGCCGGATACATGTTGAAATTCAATGGTACCGATTCATATTTACGAACAGATTGGGACAATAATTACAATACTACACCAATAAACACAATTGAATTAAGATTTAAAACAAATACTATTGCAACAATGTCATTATGTGCAACATCATATAACATTGCTGGAATTCCAGCATCATCACTATGGATTGAGCCAGAATCATCTGGACAATACGGTATAGTTAAGTATTCAACAGCTGTAACCAAAACAACCTCACCAACGGTTATAACGTATGCGTCAACGTCACTAGCAAGATTACCAATATATGATAATGATTGGTGGAACGTTTCAGTCAAACGTGACGATATAACTGGAAATATTTCATTAGCCTGTCAAAAATCGCCAGATCATGCTGGATCCAGAATAACGCATGCTGCAAAATCATCTGTACCAGCTCCACTTACACCATATGGATGGACTGATGGCGGCATAGAATATTTTGATATTGGAAAATCATCATCGGCAGCAAAGTACAATGATACAAATAATGTAGTTGGCTTTTTTAATGGACATATGCAGGAAGTTAGATTATGGGATAATGAATTATCTGATGATGTAATTGATGTGCACACAAAGGCTCCAGTTAGTATACTTGGTAATTCATATACTGGATCATATGACAATCTATTATTTAGATTACCAATGGGAGCAGACACAAATCGTCCAGATGTAACAGTTGCAAATATTTCATCTTCGCATCCAAATCAATCAACGACTAGAACAGCAACCATAAATGGAACGTTTGCTTGGACATACAACGAAGAAGATTATTTTACTCCAGTACCAAATTCAATTGGTATGCGAGGCTTAGCAAACAAAATTAGAGTAGAAGATAATGTTGCAGTTGGCGACCTACATCCAAATGAAAGTGTAGAGGTTAGTTCTGGAATGAATAATCCAATTGATTCAAATTTATTATTTGTTGGATTCTCTCCACAAGCTGAATTAGATGCAGATATATCATTACAATTCGGTGGGTTATCGATCGACGACATAGTTGGAGACCCTAGAGATAATCATAAATCAGAATATACTGGGTTAGCCCAATTTAGAAACGCATATTTTAAAAAGTACAATGGTAAACAAAATATATGGGCATTCATGAGAATGGTCAAGTATTTCAATACTGCATTGTTCAAACAAATAGAAAGTATGTTACCTGCTCGAGCAAATAAAATTGTTGGACTAGTTGTTAAACAGACAATGTTAGAACGTCCAAAAATCGTAACTGAGCCGGTAATATCATATGAAGATATGCATCACCAATGCAAAATCAACGTGGTTGAAGATGGAATAGTTGGAAATATGCCAAATGCGGTAGGTACACAATTATATGACGCAGCTGGCGCAGCAACACATAAGCATTGGACGTCGTATGTTCCTGCTAAACTCAATCTAAATGTCATAAAATGTGACACTGATGGACTAATGCAAAACGCAAGCAATTCACGCAATAATAGCAAATATCAGTCAAACGGCTTGACTCATGCTGCTCAATTGCAAACTGATTTTACCGGCATGAACAACCTAATTGTTGAAGGCTGCAAAATGACTAGTGACGATTTTAATATTGACAGTCCGGACACTGTTGATGGTAAACCAGTTGTGGAAGTATTTGAAACGAATCCAAATAAGCTCATAACTGATAATACATCACACAGCGGAGACATAAAAATAGTTTAACCATATATTTATTATAAAGAATTCACAAGATAGGACATTAAAATGGGATATTTAGACAACACAACACTAACAGTTGATGCAATTTTAACAAAAAAAGGACGTCAACTTTTATCTGAAGGCGCACTTGAAATAACAAAGTTTGCATTAGGTGACGACGAAATCGATTATAGACTATGGGATCCAAACCATTCTCTAGGTACAAATTATTACGGTGAGGCAATTGAAAATATGCCGATATTAGAAGCATTTGCTGATGAAAATCAAATGATGCGATCTAAACTAATATCTCTACCGAAAAATACAGTTAAGCTTCCATTAGTAGAAGCTGGTGTATCATCTATCACATTAAACCGTCCAGGTTTAGTTAGTGTAATACATCCGTCGACTTCAAATGTATCAAACGGTAACCGATCATTAGGTTATACATGTATACTATCAAACGCAAATATGGCAACAATATCAGTTGCACCTGGTGGAGAAGTAGAAAATGCCACAACATATTCAGCAATTGGCGATAACGCAGCAAACTCTGTATCAATTGTTGGTACAAAATTTAACATCACAGCTAAATCAGTAACAGCTGATGCTAGCACAACTATAACAATTATTGGAAATGAAACTGGTGGAACTATAACTATTCCACTAACAATCAAAAAAGATCCAACAATTGATATTATAACAAAGGGACTATAGGACACAAAGATGGCAAATAGATTTAGATCCGGAATAGACAAACAAGCATTAGTTTCACGTAGACTTAGAAAGGCAAAGCGTGGAATTAACATGCGAGTATTTCAAAACTTTAATGAAGACGATGTTGTTGAATCCGACGTTGCAAAAGGTATAACATCAGCAATGTTTACAAATGACGCCGATTCAACACTAACCTCATTCTATACATCATCAGATCAAGTTGCATCCGCAGGTGGAAAATACCAATTTGAGGTATACTCAACTGACCCAGCAACTGACGCTACTGCTACTCCACAATTTAGTATAGCATATGGAAACATCGATGGCGCAGGTGCTGTAACCAGTTCAGGTGCAAGTGATGCTAGTATGTCTCCAGCTAAAGCAATATACACTCAGTTTGCAAATCTATTATTGGAACCAGGTGACGATAAGTTTACAATAGATGGCGACGATGAAACTGACATGATGTTCATCACGTTCAATCGAGCTAGATACAAGGAAAAAGCAAATAAGGGAAATTGGGATATTGACCTAGAAAATGGTGCAGACACAATTAGCTTAATCGATAACAGTTCAACTGTTCCAGCAATGGCTAAAAATGGCAAGAAAGTATATTCAGTTGTATCTGGATCTGGTACAACTATTGCGTCATCTCCACAACACACTGAATATGGATTATTCTATCCAGAATTAGGTATAATTGCATTAAGTGTTGATAAGATGGATGATACAAGCGGATTAAACGGATACTTTCCAGCTCCAGTATTAGACGTAGACGCAGCCATGAAAACAAATATGATTACTGCATTATCGTCATTTAAAGCTCGCGCTGAAGAGGATATTTCATCAACGCATTACTTTATTAGAGTTAAAAATTCTGAATACAATTTTACAAACAACAATACATTTGTAACAGGATCAGGAAACTTAAAGCATGTTGAAATGATAAATGATCCACAAACATATATAACAACTGTTGGATTATATAGTGACGAAAATGAATTAGTTGCAGTTGCAAAACTGTCTAAGCCACTACTTAAAAACTTCACAAGAGAAGCAACTATCCGCGTAAAATTAGATTACTAAATATTAAGGAGTTTTAATGGGCTTAGTATTTAAGGATCTAAATAAGGATAATATAAAGGTTACGCCTTACACTGCACATAAACAGTGGAACGTAACCTTGGCTAATGCCACTGATCTTGGTGTAATTACATACGATGGAGAATATGCAATAGGCGACTTCAATATATCAGATCATCCAATTGAATCAGCAACTACATATGCAACCACATCAAATGGCCAATACAAGCGATTGATCCATGCATCGATTGACAAGCTGTATTATGCAGGAAACGACAATAGATACGATGTATACTGTAATGAGAATCCAAACAAGCAAATACGTGAATATTCAAGCAAGGTAACAGTCATATCCATTCCAAGACAGATATTTGGTGACAAGCTGCATGCAAAATCATTCAAGCTAACATCTGGATCAGTTGTGATATTGGATGACGGATTCGGTAATCTATACGACTCAACCGACACAAATGATTATATATCAAATGAGCATACAACGCTACATCTCGGTTTATGGGAAGGGTATAGATTTAATCAAACATCTGTAACAACTACACTGAAAACTGAAGGCCAACTACAATTATCATCAGCAGCTCAAAACATACAGTTTGTTGATGGGAAATGGGGAAAGGCTGCAAAGTTCCACGGAACAATATCGTCACAAGAATCAACGAATAGCGTAATACGAATTGATGGATCAGCTGATATCTCATTTGATGATGATTTTGCAATATCATTTTGGTTTAAGGCTCCAACAGCTCAGTCGTCGACCCGAAGCTACATTGGACGTCCAACGCCAAGTGGAGAACGAGCACTATCAAATGTATACGTTAATTCAATGTTATCAAAGGCTGGTTTTACTGGAAATCATATTCCATTCGATATATCTATTGCAAACGACCGATCTAATGCAGATGGAAAAATCATATTTAAACGTGAAAGCAAGTCTGGATCAGGCTTAATGCAAATATTTTCAGCAGCAACATATAATGATTCTACACTTCACCATTGCCTAGTTCAGAAAAATGGATCAACAATTGAACTATATATTGACAATGGCACACCAGTAACGGCAACCGATACTGCAATTGGCGTAACAACATCCAATGACATACCAATCCACGTTGGAGGTAGACGATGTGGATTTAAGCATTATTCAATAGACGATGGCTGGACCGGAGAAAACATAGCGTATCCATTCACTGGCGAAATAGATGAAGTTAAATTCTTCGATAGATCGCTAACATCGGCTGAACGTACTTCAAACTATTCATCTGTAAACAACACAAATAGGGTTGGAAATATAATGTACGAGCATGGTATTGCAACAATAACAACGCCATTGGTTGGTGGAAAGGATATTTACCATAGTTCATCTGCATACGATGAATTATCATTCAAGGGATCTCATAATGTAACTGAACATATGTATGTATGCAACGTGTTAGATGGTGAATATAATAGTTCATATAACATAACATTGCGTGACAAATACGATATAAACAGCGAAGATTTGCGATCACATGTAACACAATCGGAGTTCTCACCATATATCACATCGGTTGGGCTATATAATGATTCTGGTGATCTATGTGCAATAGGTAAAATGGCTCAACCAATTAAGAAGCCAGACGATTATGATATATCATTCATGATCAGATTCGATACAAATTAGGAGACAATATGTCACATTGGTTATATAATGGGTCAATTCTGAGTGAAACCCCAGAAGACATGTTTGGTTTTGTTTACTTAATAACAAACAATCAAACTGGAAAAAAATACGTCGGTAGAAAATACTTTGGTACAACTCGACGAATAAAGGTACCAGGCAAAACTCGCAGAAAGGTTATTAGAAAGGATTCAAATTGGCGAGAATACACTGGATCATCCAAGCTACTGAATTCAGATATAGCTAAACTCGGTAAATCCAACTTCACATTTGAGATATTGATACTTGGTGAAACAAAGGGACAGGTAAACTATCTTGAGGAAAACATCCACCACCGATTCCATGTTTCAGCAAAATCAGATTTTTACAATGATTGCATAGGCCCTAGGCGCTTCGCCAGAGTTAGATTAACAGAACAAACATTCGAGAAAATAAGCACCATAAAATTTTCATAATTCAACTTTTTTTCTTATATTTAAACATATGAAAAAACAAAGGCTAATTCATCTTCTGCAGGCAGTACTCGGTATTGCAAAGATCAGCAAAAATGAAATAGCCTTTGCATGCCCTTACTGCTCCCATCCAAAAAAGAAGTTCAACATCAATTTGAATAACTATCGGTGGCACTGTTGGGTATGTGGAATAAAGGGTGTTGGAATACACCGGATATTCAAGGCAGTTGGAGCTGGTAGTAAGATTGCTGAGCTGAACTTGCTCACACCGAAGCAAACGGTTGAAACCGATAAACTATCGACGATATGTGTATTACCATATGAGTTCATACCAATGATCAACGGTAACCGATATAGTCCAGAATACAAAAATGCAATGGCATATTTACGCAATAGGGGATTATCTAAGGTCGACGTATTACGACATAATATTGGATATTGTGAATCTGGGTATTATGCAGGATATATTATTGTGCCAAGTTACGATGCTAACGGAATATTAAACTACTTCGTTGGTAGATCGTACTATGAAGTCGCATACAAGCACAAAAATCCAAAAGTATCTAAAGACATAATTGGATTCGACATGTTGATAAACTGGAAAGAAGACATAAACCTATGTGAAGGCGTTTTTGATGCATTTGCAATAGGTGAAAATACGATACCATTGTTTGGGAAGTTTTTATCGCCAAAACTCAAGCAACAGATTAATGACAAAAAGGTAAGGCGGATTAATGTAATATTAGATAAGGATGCTATGAAAGAAGCTCTGAGACTATCCGAATATCTACTAGGATTAGATGTGGACGTACATTTAATTGAACTGCCAAACGACACTGATCCAAGTGATATTGGACTTGATAAAATGAAAGAAATAATTAATAAATCTGAATCATTGGATTTAACAAAAATAGTGGAGATGCGATTTGGATTTTAATAAAATAGACGTAGGATTTAATGAAATTGACAAAATATTACACGTGGCTGATATCCATATTCGAAACTATCAGCGACATGCGGAATACCGTGCTGTATTCAAACAACTATATGACGAGATCGATCGCCTTCCTAAAAACGCTATTGTCTATGTAGGCGGAGATATTGTACATAGTAAAACTGACATATCACCAGAGTTAATTGAACTAACGTCTGAATTCTTTACTAATTTAGCAGATAGACGACATACTATTGTTATAACTGGTAATCATGATGCAAATCTAAATAATTCAACTAGGTTGGACTCATTAACGCCAATAATTTCAGCGCTAAATCATCCAAACTTGCACTACCTAAAGGATTCAGGTGTATATCATATAGCAAATGTGCACTTCACAGTATTTGGAATATTTGATGATCCTGCTACATTTATTAAATCGGACTCATTTGACGCCGAAACAAAGATAGCATTATTTCATGGTGCAGTTGATAAGTCGACTACTGATAAGGGATATGTTGTTAGTAATGACAATTTGCCCGTAACAATGTTTGATGGATATGACATGTCAATGTTGGGAGATATTCATAAGCGACAATTTTACGACGAAGCAAAAACGATACTACAGATTGGCTCAACATTGCAACAAAATTTTGGTGAAGCATTTGAAAACCATGGATGTGGCATATGGGATGTTAAATCTAGGACTGTCGAATTTGTAGACTTCACAAATAATTACGGATATTATACTATTGATATAGCTGATGGTGTACTTCCCAATATATCAGATATACCAAAGTATCCCCGGGTTAGATTGCGTACAACAAATACAACTCAAGCTCAAATAAAGGAATTAACTAAAACAATTAAAACTAGCTGCAAAACAACTGACATCGTTATAATTAGAAACGATAGATTGGATGCACAAAATAAGAAAACTAGAAAGATTGTTAGGGATATTCGTGACGTTTCATATCAGAATCAATTGTTGGATGATTATATTAGAACAAATCATAATCCAGATGATGAGACAATGCGTAGAATTAAGAACATAAACAGGGAATTGAATAAACGATTACTTGACGCCGATGTATCAAGGGGAATCAATTGGAAACCCAAAACGTTTGAATTCGACAACATGTTCAGCTATGGGCCAAACAATAAAATTGACTTTTCTAAGGCGAACGATGTGATTGGAATATTTGCCCCTAACCATGCTGGTAAATCTGCAATATTTGATGCGCTAATGTTCTGCTTATTCAATAAATGCTCTAGAACATTCTCTGCTGCAAATGTAATGAATAATAGATTAGATACATTCAATAGCAAATTAAACTTTGAAATAGACGGTGTAGATTATTTTGTTGAACGTAGGGGAAAACGAAACAAGGATGGTAAATCGGTTCGAGTTGATGTTGACTTTTGGATGATCGATGAATCCGGTGAAAAACTATCACTTAATGGTGAACAACGTAGATATACAGATAGAAACATAACTGGATATTTGGGAATATATGAGGATTTTGTACTAACAGCAATGTCAATGCAAAATAACAATACTGGATTCATTGATAAACCTCAACCGGAAAAGAAAAATCTATTGTCTAAGTTTTTAGACATATTTGTTTTCGAGGAATTATTTAGATTAGCCAATGACGAAATAAAGTCTGTACAAACATTACTGCGAAATTTTAAGAATGTAGATTATGCGCAAAAATTAATTGACGCAGAATACTTGTTGGATGAACATGTAATAGCATACGACACGTTATCTGCACAACAAGCTAAATTAACTGAAGATTTAGACGCTGCCGAATTATCAATAAAGGATAAATCTGCGGAACTAAAGCATGTATCAGTATCAACAGACTTGGCTGCTATGCAATTAACTAGAAGCAATGTCGCATCAGATATCGTTGATCATACAGATAAGCTGGAAAAATATTCGGCGTATATGGAAACAAATAAACTAAAGTTGGACGAACTGGCAACAGAGATGTTATCATATGACATAGTTCAATTGAACACGCAACATGCAACAATGCAAACTGAACAGTCAAATAACAGACAGATTCAGCAAAAGATTGGCATAATCAAGGTAAACGTACAAAATAAATTAACATCAATATCAAAGTTAGCAAAGCATGAATATGATCCAAACTGCGAATACTGTTGCAACAACGACTTTGTTAAATCAGCTGAAGATGCAAAAATTGAATTATTAGACGATAAACTGGTCGTGGCATCGTTATTGGCAGCTAAATCGGACTCTGACAAATTGCTACAAGGTGCAGCCAAAATATCGGATGATATTCGTGCGTATAGCACACTAACAAATGACCAATCAAAATATATTCGATATGAGTCAGAAGTTGTTACAAAATTGGAACGACGTAGAAATGCATTACTTGAATCAAATAGAAATTTAACTGATGTTGATGCAAGTATTGTTATATATTACCAAAATGAAGCTGCAATAAAGCATAATATATCTATAAACCTGGAACTGTCTAGCCTAGAATCAAATAGATCATCGATCAAGGGTAGAATATCGTCCCAAAACATAGTATTACGTAATGCATTCAGTAGTGTATCCATGGCAAAACAAACAATTGAATCAATTCAGACAATAATTGGTGATGCACATGAATTAGAATTGAAACTCAAGTCATACGAATATTATTTAGATGCAATTAGACGCGATGGAATTCCATATGAAATTATTGCAGAAACATTACCATACATTGAAGAGGAAGTAAACAATACACTTTCGCAAATAGTTGATTTTGAGATACGTTTTGACGTTGACGGTAAGGACATATTGAGCTACATAAAATACGACGACAATATGTGGCCACTTGAAATGACTTCGGGTATGGAAAAGTTTATAAGCTCATTAGCAATTAGAGTTGCATTGATTAAGGTATCTAACTTACCACGTCCGAACTTCCTAATTATTGATGAAGGATTCGGTAACCTAGATTCAACCAACATCAGCTCACTTGAATTATTATTTGGTTATCTCAAGACTGAATTCGACTTTCTAATGATTGTGTCACATATTGACATCATGAAGGATATGGTTGACAGTTTAATTGAAATAGACGTAACAGATTCAACGAGTCTAGTACAATATTAAGTATGTTGTATATTTATATACGATATCCTAAGTAGATTAGGGTAGGTATATTGGAGACACAATGATTAGAAAAAGAAATGCATATAAGGGTTTAGCCGAATTACCCGTACTTGTAACAGATCAATCAGTTCATTCTGAATATTTTAACGTCTCTGATATACCCCAAACTCTTACCTCCGGCAAAAATCAATTCAAATTAACTGGAAACAGTTCATTACTTGAAATAAATACTGAAATATCGGTTGAAATAACTGATGCTATAGGTCAAGTTATTTACCATGAAGTATTAAATTACAAGGATGGATTGGATAGAAGACTCGTTGCAATATATGTTTATCCAGAGACTCCAGCTGGCCCTGCAACACTAACTATCATTGGAACAGCAGCAAAACGTCCAAACGGTCGCGATGTATCTGACAACTGGAAAGGTAAACAAAATGTACGCTGGAAAAAACAATTATATGTTGATCCAACGCAAGCAAATATAACTCCAATACTATTCAATGAAAACCCAAGAGTACATATTAATGAATCTGTTCGAAGTCAATTATCTCAGTCGTATGCAATAGGAACAGCATCTGCTGCAACATATTCAACTGGAACAGGTACATATTCAAAATTATCAAATAATCAGTCGCAACTGAACTTTGTTGGAGCAACACTAACATCTGACATGATAGGCGGATCTATATCAATTACTCCATCTACTGAATTAGTCGATGGCTACCTAACTCCTAGCACTCCACCATCATTCAATGCAACAATTGTTGACGTTATAAATTCTACCACAATCAAGATTTCCCCACATTATTCAGTAGATGTAACAATTGCAAATCCAAACATCAGTCGAAATTCAACCATGAATTATGGTGGACCACTGCAAACAACTGTTTATCCAATTACGTTTGCATTCACATCATTCCAAATATCATACATGCAGATTCCAGATGCATATACAACTGTAGCTGAAAATCAAATTTCATATGCAAGCATAATAGTTGCAAACATGGATCCAATGGTTGGAGACGTACACAAGATAAAAACATATATGAAACTGAATAGCGAGACAGACTGGAATCCGGTATCAGATGACATAGTAGAGTCACGTGAATTATTGATAGATTCATCCAACATATTCCATAGAAAGCCAACAGGCAAGTTTGTTAATTCAGACGTATTAACATCGTACTGGGAATCGTCTATGGTAGGTGTAGTTGGAAGTCCAACAACAGCAGTTAGTGACGTTGAATTGGTAGATGCAGTTGAATTGTCTGGAACAGAATTGCTATTGAATGCTACGCCAAGATCATCAGCTTACACTAGATTTAATGGCACAAAACCAATACAAATATATAAAGGCAACACATATTATTTATCGTTTAGGGCTAAAAGTATATCAGTTAATGACAGTCCAAATGGTCTTGTTCATCCATTGGTTAAGTTCTATTTGTCTGGATCAGGTGTAACTTCACAGATACCTGAACTAGGAAAATATATTGGAAAGATATCACCGCCATCAACTAGTCCAGTACCGACTGGCAAGATGCAATATTTTGCTTCAACGACAAATGGAGCTTTTCCAACGCGTATGCTATCATCAACTGGCCAATCTCGTTCCCAAGCAACTTCTCCGCAATCGCCAACAACTAGTCCTCCACAGATAACTAATCCGATAACAGTTGATGAAATGCTGGGATTTGAATTCACAGCCGATAGCGATGGATCAATTGTACCAGTATTCAAAATATCACATGGTAAATGGTGGATATCGGATATATCACTAACGTCTACGTCTGAAACTGGCTTCACGCCGAATCATACATTTGTAGACGTACAATTAAATACGCAGCAACAAGACGCACAACTCGACTTTAAGTTTGATTTTTACAATGCAAATGAACAACTGGCTGAATATTCACATATAGTTCGCGACATAAACTTCGCAGGACCAAATACATATATAAACGGTGCAAACAATCATATAATTGGATCACTTGTGATTGGAAACGGAATAGTACTTAGAGGAGTATCTTAATGGCTAATCAGGCTAATATAAAAACAATAGACTATAAGGGATTTGACTCAGCATCAGATGGAACAGGACCTTCAGGATGGATGCTTTGGTCTGGATCACAAGAATTATCAGGTAGTTTATACAATGGCGTTGGAATGGAATTAGTCGCCGGATCAGACTCATATTTGAAATTTGATGCATCAGCAGCAGGTGCAGAATTGGATATTAGAGCTAAGAAGTTCTTCGTTGGAACAGCGAATACGCAATACATATCTGGATCAGATGGTAATATTGAAATATCTTCCTCACTATTCCATCTTGATCCATTGAACAACAGCTTAATTATTGGTGCAGGAACAGTTATAAACGCTGATTTATCTGCTAATCAATTATTTGTGCCAGCCGGAAAAGACGCAAACAATGCAACAGCATACATATCTAGTTCAGGTGATGCAAAATTCGTAGGTGATGGCGCCGGAACATATGCTGTTAATTTGTCCCCGGGTAATTCGTCCATATCTGGATGGTCAATTAATGCAACATCGTTATCGAGTTCTAATTTGGTAATAGATTCATCTGGTGAAATAAAGACTAAGGATTATATTTCTAATCAAACTGGTTGGAAGATAGATGGCACTGAAGCTGAATTTGCCAATGTTAAGGTACGTGGTACACTTGGAACGACTGTATTCGAAAAAGACACGATATCTGCAGTAGGTGGGCAAGTAATGATTGCTAATGCGACAACATTTACTGGTAGTAATTTGGACTTCGACGGAACTGGTAATCCAACACACTCATTTACAGTTGCAAATACTGGCGGATGGGTAGTTGGTGAATATGTTAGAGCTAAAGCAACATCGTCAACTGGTTTTGTAGAGGAGATAATGCAGATCGACACAATATCGGCTGATCCTATATCATTAGATATGGTTAGACGAATTGGTGGAGGTCCATATATCCCATCTGTAACTGACGGTCAAGTATTAATTTCGGCAGGTCTATATGACAATACAACTAATCCTGGTCAAGTAACACAAAGTGGTTATATACATCTCAATGCTGATCCTGGTGACAACAGTACACCGTATATTGATATAATAGAACGAACTGGTTCTGGAGTCAATGATGTAGAAGTAAAAGCTAGACTAGGTGATCTTAGTGGTATTGGTAGCTTAACTGATCCTGGATATGGATTATACTCCGAAAATGTATTCTTAACTGGAAAAATAACAGCAACATCGGGTAGAATTGGTGGCGTTGACATAGAATCAGACAAACTGTATATTGGAGATGGCACACATAGTGATGCTGACACGGCATTCTATGTTGATAACACTGGAAACTTTAGCTTAGCTGATAAATTTTCTTGGAATGGAACACAATTGGTCGTTAAAGGCGCTATAACAATAGAGGCATTCACTGACACTAATGATGTTATGGGCATAACTGCCAATGCAACAACAGCTGCAAATGCAACATCTACATTAACTTCAACAGTTGGTGCCAATGCAACAACAGCTGCAAATGCAACATCTACATTAACTTCAACAGTTGGTGCCAATGCAACAACAGCTGCAAATGCAACATCTACATTAACTTCAACAGTTGGTGCCAATGCAACAACAGCTGCAAATGCAGCCGCAGCAGCACAAGCAGTCGCTGATTCAAATGCAGAATTAATACCAAATACATCAGCAGGTTTGATCGATTTTTCTCCAACTCCATCCGGAAAGGGTTTATTCCTTGGCGCCAATAATTTAGGTTATTATAGTGGAAGTGGATGGGATACATATATGTCTTCCTCTGGAGACTTTTATCTTGGTGGAACAAACACCTCCGCTGGATTATCCTGGAATGCATCTACGAATATGCTATCTCTTGCTGGCGAGTCAAACGGCTTCAATACAATATTCTATGAAGACTTCTCAACATATGCCGCTATGTCCGATATGACATCATCAGTAAATAATCCTAAGACCGATGGCTCCGGTGAAGGTTGGTATATTCCTACTGGTGAGACTGCACCCCGTACCTTCAAAACAGATGAGGGTCATATAAAGGGGTCTAGATCGCTAAAACTTGGTGATGGTACTACTACAAATACTAGAACCTGGATGATAAGCAACCAGTTAATACCATTGAATCCAGCATCATTATATGAAATCGAAATTAGACTTAAAGCTACTAAGATTGGTTCTACTGCTCGAGCTTATGTTGGGATAAATGGGTATGCCTTGGATGGTTCAACCTATGTAAATATCAATGGTTCAAACGGTACTTATAGTCAACATTATGTTGCATTGAGTGCTGAAGATATTGGTAATACAGATTGGACAATATACAAGGGATATTTCAAAGGTAGGTCTTCGTCTGATAATGGTGCATCAGCTCCAACTATAACTAATCCAACGACCCTCCATAATAATGTTGAATACATATCCCCTTTGATTATTACAAATTACAAAACAGGTTCGGTCTCAACAACCAATATAGATTACATTAGAATATCGGAATTTCAATCTGGCGGCGGATCTACGAGAATATCTGGAGATAATATATCTTCAGGTAAGGTCAAATCAAACAACTGGACAACTACTACTGGTACGGAAATGGATCTGAATGGCGAGAAGATAACGTTTGGCGGTAGTAATGTTGGAACGTCGACACAAGGTCTCATCATAGACGGCCAAAATTCAAACCTAAAATTCTATGGTACTACCACATCCCCAATATTAACAATTGATGACAATGTAGACGGAACGAATCCCGGTATCAAAATCGAAGACGGGGTTCTACAAATCAATCGGACAGCTGCACTAGGAACAAATGATGCTGTAGCATATATAAAGCAATCAAATTCTGGAGGTTCAACATCACAGGATTTGGGTCTATATGTTGGAGTATCTGAGGGCACTCTAGATTCAACCTGGTCTACATACGATGTTGTAGCCTCTGCAAATTCATTAAGCTCTCGATGCAATGCTGGTGGCGTATGTTACGCTGGTGGTACAAAAATTGGGGCAATCTTCAAAGCCGAAGCAACTACATATACAGGTACATTGGGTCAGAATAATGCAATTGCAATAATTGCTGATGCATCTGCATATTCTGGCTATTCATATTCATTCTTCGGTAAAGGTAAATTATATAATGATGGTGGCGATGAAGGTGGAATGTTTATAACGTCTTCAGCAGGTAATTATACTGCGCATTTGAAACATAGTTCAACAACTGATGCTAGAGTCTTAAAGTTGGAAACTGACAATACAACTTCAACTGGTAGATTTATAAGCTATCATGGACCAAATGGAGAATCTGGTTATGCGCGACCAGATGGTAATGGTATAAAGGTATATGAATCATCTGATGTTCGTCTTAAGAAAAGCATAATTGACACCAACAAAACCTTGGCTGATCTATTGGCTATAAACGTCCGAGATTTTGAATGGAAGTCTGATGGCAAAAAAGAAACTGGATTCATAGCCCAAGAATTGAATAAAGTATTACCGGAATTAGTAGACACATCAAATCCGGATAGATGGTTTATAAATAGGGATGGCTTAATCCCTATTCTTGTAAAAAGTGTACAGGATCAACAACTAGAAATAGCCAATATGAAACAACAAATATTAGAATTAACGGAGATGTTCAATGGCATCAATAAGCAATAACATAGAATTCACGAGTGGTTCAACGTCAATTACTGTGAGCCAGTCAATTGAAGTAGCTGGGCCATCCGGATCAATGACAACCATGATCGATGAAAGTACAGCTGTTGTAATGGGTACATGGGGACTAGAGGGATCCGAATCAAAAAATATAGAATTCAGAATACCATCTGCATCGTTCGGTGGATTAGCTGATCGTGTCCCATTTTACTATTCGTCATCTGGAAAGATTGGCATAAACACTAAAAATCCAACTAAAGATTTTGAAATATCTGGTGAATTTAAAACCAAAAAACGAACTCCTGATACTGGATCAATCATAGAAATATCGTATGATAAAATGAGTCAGAAGGCGGCCGTAAACGACAATATGGGTGGCATCAAATGGATGGATGAAAATGAAGCTGGTGACCCTGGTGCATCTGCAGCAATATATTCAGTTTGTACCCATGCAGACGTAACCGGCACAGCTGGAGACATCATATTTCTAACAACTGATTCAGCCAATAAGGCAAATCCACCAAGAGAAGTTGCAAAGATAACAGCTGCAGGCGAATTATCTGCTTCTGCATTCATTGGTCCAATTGATGGTGGATCATTTTAATTAATATGTGTGATATTTATATATGAGATTCGGTGATAAAATAACATGGGATAATGCCAATATAATATGGGATGAAAACTCATACTTATGGCATGACGTCCGAGAAATAATCGAAGACGTCGTACTCGATCTATCAACAATAAATGCTAGCTCATCAAAGCGACGAAAACTAGATAAGCTTAAACAAGCTGATAAAGCAAAGTTAATTCGACTAATAATGCATATCAATGACATACAGGTATATGACGAATCAAAGGAAATATCAAATATCCATGTATACGTTGAAGATGTAAAACTCATAATAGAGGAAATTAAGAAAAATGTACAAATTATTCACTGATAAACTTGAAAACTTCGAAGCAAAGATAAAAATTGAGGGAGCTTCTCTCAAGAAATCAAAAGCTAGATTAGTCGTGGAAGCTGAAAACTTCTCGTTATTATTCAATGGTAAAATTGATGAAAGCGGAAATGTAAAAATACCAGTAAGACGATTACGTGGATTAATGGACGAAGATACGTCTGGCGCAATTCGTTTAGAAGTAATTGCAGAAGATACATTCTTCACTCCATGGGAAAGTGAATTTACCGTTAAAACATCGAAGACTGTTCAAGCTGAAGTTGTATCACAATCTGGTGAAACGATTACAGAGAATCAAACAACTTCAACTGTAATAATCAAATCGCAAACTGAATCAGATATTCCAACAGTTTCTGAGAAGCAGCACATCGTCAACATAATGAAGATATTGATAAAAGAAAATATAAACATCAGCAATTTACACGTCAAAAAAGACAAACTGAATAACATAGTAGCAGAATACATATCAGATAATACTGTTACTGAAGAGCAAAGACAGCCAGTTATATCAAAACTATTGAAAGTACTAGACAAACGAAAGTAAAATAATAGGTAGTTATGTCCCAATTTAATCTATCAGGCTCAAGTATACAGGATACGTATCCGCGACTAGTCCAAGTTGGCGACGGTCAATTACTCGACGGAACTGGATCATCCCTACCAATACATATATCAGGCGAAGATGTTAGAATAGTTGGAGAACTTAAGGTAGACCGACTGGTTATATCTGGGTCATCAACTGAGATATTTGCAAGTGGATCAACAAAATTTGGTGATGATGGTGATGATACGCACCAGTTTACAGGTAGTTTACATCTAGCTCAACCAATAAAACGTGGAAATTCAACTGGATCCAACGAATGGGACAGTGCATATAGTTGGGGAGATCATTCAACTGAAAACTATGTGTCTGAATCAACTGGTAACGTTAGTATAACATCATTAACCGCCTCAACGCATATATCGGCTTCAACAATATATGCAACGGATTTACGAGTAACCGGATCAGCTCAACTCAAGGGTACACTAATATTTGCAGGTGTAACATTTTCTGATACAATTATACAATCACATACTGGCTCCCATAACTGGGGAAATGCAATAACCGATAAGCATGAATTCACTGGTAGCGTCTACGTTTCAAATAGTCTATATATCAATGATATTAATGTTGAAGATAATCTAGTCCCAACATTTGCTGCTGCAGCTGATGACCAAATACTAACATATTCAGCAAGTGCAATATCATGGAAGGATGCTCCAGTCAGTATTGATACAAGTAGTATCGGCACATTGCTACCATCTGCAGACATATCAAATAATCTAGGAGCATCTGATAAGAAATGGAAAGATCTATACGCACAAAATACATACTTCGGCGGTATACACGAAATAAACCTAGAAACAAAAGATATTCAACATTTGCCTATCGGAACAATATTAGTACATAGTATCACAGGCTTAATTCCATGTAATTCTTTGGCTGACCCATTAGTAATGGGAGTATCAAACGCAAAGGCAGATTACCCAATTGTAATGGGAGCAGAACCAATACTAATCGACGGCAGCATAAACATTGGTGATTTTATTATAACCAGTGACGTGATTGGACATGGTAAAGCTATTTCTCCAGACGAATTGTCACAGGTTAATCTACATGGTAGAGTAATAGCACAAGCATTGGAATCATCCGATGGTGGATTAGTTAATGCAATGATTAGGAAAATGTAATGCCTGGTCGATTCGAATATTCAGGCTCATTTAAGCATGCAGGTGTAGCAGCACAATTTATAAGTGGTGTAATTGTAACAGGATCCGTTGATTTCAATGGAACGTTATCTGGATCATTCATTGGTAACGGTAGTTCACTAACTGGATTCTCAAATCAGGGAACATCTGATATATCTTTTGGCGGTGAACTAATAGGATCAGACATACACTTATCAGCATCGGCAGAAGTTGCATACGACCACTATACATTCCTATCGGACAAATCAAATGGTTGGTCGGAGGTTGATCCAAATAACTACACAATATATCAAAATGGGTTAATTCTAAATGATAATTGTATTGATACAAATGCAGAAAATGGTGTAAATAGATATTTATTAATAGCAGTTAACACTAGCTCACTTAAGACTAGGGTTGTTGGCACAACGGTTGTAAAATAATGGCAGGAACACACATATTTACAAGTAGCGCATGGATACAATCTGGAAGCGCAGCAGAATTCAAAACGGGTTTAATTATTTCAAGCTCGTTAAATGTTGACGGCGATATAAACGCTACAACGTTTATTGGGGATGGATCTGGCCTTACTGGTATATTTGAACAAGACTTCTACACTGGAAAACAATCGGCATTAGACTTAGACCCTCCACAGTCAATAGATACATATGTACAACTTGTTTCTGGTCAACAGACGGCAAGTAAATCAGACATTGAAATACATACAACTTCATCTGACAATTTTGCACCAAACTATTATGCATTCTATAAGCTAATTGAAAATGGATTCACTCGATTACAAGTCGGAGCGCAATCATATTATACTGGATCCGATGGTGCAACTGTGCCCGACCTCACTGGTGTAGATCCATACGAAAATGATCTAGCTCCAGGTACACATAGATATATGGTGTATGCAGCAGATACAGCTATCGGTATTGCTAAGAATCTATTTACATCAATAACAATATACGGCTTCATCAATGTTGACCCAGTCGTCAATTTAACATCAGCGTTGCCGATAATAATAAATCACGATGAAATAACTGGATCAGTTGTACTTGACTTTTCAACAACATCTGATTTAAACATAACCGCAGATGAGGCAACATCTGATTTCCTACGTGGTATCAATGCGTTTATGACAAGTGATCAACATGTATCGTCAAATCAACATCGATTTTCGTCAACCATAGACCATAACAATGACACAGAAAATACAACACAAATAACATATGAAACACAGGCACCAGGATTATCATATAATTCACTAACGTCTGACCAATTACATGTAACTATGTCTGTATCAGCATACAATACAATTGACACATCTAATAATATAATATCAAATGATACTGCAACATATGTAAATGAATATACTGTTGAAGTGTTTGATGACAACCCGAATGGTACCGGCAGTTTGGCTGTAAATGTTGCAATAACTCCCCCGGCTACGGCTAGCATATCAAACATAACGTTATCATTGAATGAAGACGCATATACTGGTAATGAAGTTGAAACAATTAACGTCGACATGATGTACGATAATTATACAACTGCAACCACAACGTCAAGTTTAGCAAATAGATATACGTCATCGCTAGTTAGATTGAAGGTTGGAGCAACAATAACTGAACCAAATGGATATACAGCTGTAGCTGGACATGACACTGAAATAAAAATACTAGATGACGGCACGTCAACAATATATACGCACGCAGATACAGTTGGAATATATAAAATCATTGGATCTAACGCAATTGCAACAGAATTTGGAAATGCGTTTGGAACAACAGCTGTAATTGGTCTAGATGATTTTGTTAATATACCACTACAAACTGGAACACATAATATTGGAACAGTTTCAGGTGTAACCGACATAAATAACCTAGATGATGGGGTACGACATGGTACCCATAATCACCACCACGCAACACCATCAAATGTTGTACAGGTAATTGTTAATCCAATTGAGGACATCGAAGTATCAAACATAAATATTGAACTGGAATCGGCATATCTTTCGGATAGTCCAACATCCAGCCGAACAGCTAGAATACTATACGGATATAATGGAACACTTCAGCCATCAGACATTTCAGCACTAGAAGCCCACGACAACTTCAAGCAAGAACATAAGGATGAGTCTGTTGTTAGGTATAGGATATCGGCAACAATCACTGAGCCTAAGGGTCCTTCACACATGGACACAACGGTTGAATTTACGGATGCTGGCAATACCATAGAAACTATTATATTAAATAAGACTAGCTCACACGTAGCATCGGGTACATCCCCAACATATGAATCGGATAAACTTGTTGTACATTACACATCTAGTTGGACAGAATCAGTATTTGTAGCTGGAAACCATACAATAACTGCAAACATAACAACAGCTGCGCAAAACACTGGAATAAACGTAGGCGTAATATCACCAGCAACGATATCAGTACTATCAGTAAACGCAACGGTTATTAATGAATCAATCGTTGAAGTTGAGACAACATCGTATCTATCAGGCAATGGTGGATCGGATAGAACAGCCAAACTAATGTATGGTTATGGTTCATCTATACTGGAATCTGGACTTACCAGTTTGTACGCTGAGCCAAATTATGCGCAAATACACAAGGACGAAGCAGTAGTTAGATATAGATTGAAGAGTAAAATCACTGAGCCATTTGGACCAAAGCATGATTACATAACGTCACAATTTACCGACGATAGTTCGAACTTAGTATCAATATCTGTCAACAAGGATACGTTTGATGGAACAGCTTCCTCAATATATGATGGAACAGATCAACGTGTAACCACTTACACATCTAGCTGGCAAGAATCAACTTTCAATGTCGGCTCTCGAACAATATCATCAGATCTATCTGGTAACAACCTAAGTAATGCAGTGGTAGCAATAGCATCTGCAGCATTAACAATGTCAGCGCACGACGAATTGGAAATAACTGATTCTACTGTTGAAGTTGAAGCAACAAGTTATGGATCCGGAATTGGCGCAGCAACTAGAACAGCTAGAATACTATACGGATTCAATGCATCACTGTTAACCACAGAAGAAGACACACTAATTGCTATGCCATATTACCAGGCTCAGCACCTAGATGAAGCTATAATACAATATAGAATAACATCAACAACAACTGAGCCGTTTGGTCCAAAGGCAAATACAACTAGTATACAGTTTACAGACAATTCTTCTAACATCGCATCATTAACATTGGCAACTGCATCAGCGGCAACATCTGAATATGTGAGCGGCAGATTGGTATCGACATACACATCAAGTTGGAATGATTCTGCATTTAATGCAAACTCACATACATTGTCTGCAAATATAACTAGTGGGACAACAATATCTGGTTCCCCATCTATAACGCCTGCTACGTTAACAATGCTATCGTTGCAGAAAACATTGATAACCAATCCAATTGTAGAAGTTGAGACATCAAATTATCTATCAGATACTGGCGGTTCAAGTAGATCCGCACAAGTTATGTATGGATATAATTCTTCACTATTGGAAACAGACGTTGCGACATTACAAGGGTTGACCAACTATGTGCAAGCACACTTGGACGAGTCAGTAATTAGATATCGATTGACTGCAACTGTGACTGAGCCGTTTGGTCCAACGCATAATGCAATGTCATCATTGTTTAGAAATGGCAATACAAATTTGACAACAATCTCTCTGTCCAATTCATCTAACCCAACTCCAGTATCGGCATATGACGCAAACATAAGCTTGGTTACATCATACACATCAAGCTGGCAAGAGTCAACCTTTGTTGCTGGAACACATACAATATCAACAATACTATACGGCACAAATATAACTAATAATTTCTCTGCAACAACTGCTGAGTTAATCATGGCACCAATAGCTGATACAATTATAACTGCACAATCGATGGTTGAACAGAATACGTCTGGTTCAAATATAGCAACAACAACTAGAACATCAAAATTATTACATGGATTAACAACAACTCAACTTGTTGCAATTACAGGAACAACTCAGATTGCACAAGACCAATTGGTTCGAACTCAATTTATGGTCAATCGAATAGAGCCGTTCGGCCCACATACCGAGTCAACAGTTTACTCCTACGATGGCACAACGTATACTATCAATAGATCAACAGTGCAAACAGAATCAATGGATGCAGGTAGATGGAATACCACATTTACATCAAGCTGGATCCCGTTTGAATTTGTTTTATCTGGAAACACATTCGTTCCAGTGTTTACCTCACATGATTCAATTACAAATGGGACTAACATATCAGAAACAATATCGTCTGCGACAGTAACAGTTCAAGCTGCAGACAATTCTGAAATAGATGCATCACTTACGCCAAATATTGCACACTATTCAGCTAGTGCAGGAATTGTCATGTTAGATGACTATATTTCGTCTGGGCATTCTGATGTAATAACCAATGTCGAACTACATACTACAATTGTTGCTGACCCAATGACTACCTCGTCATACGATACTATGAATGCTTCAAACTATGACGTAGTATGGACACACAATGGTGGATCTGACATCGTAACGCTAGGATCAGGCAAGACAATAGCGTATATAGATATATCAGATATATCCAATAACAACAACATTGCTTCATATAATATAACTGCAACGATTGATTCAAATATTGTAAATGATAGTGAACAAGAAGTTGTAACACAGGTTATTAATATATTACCAAACAAACCAACATCAATACATGGTGAATCGTTTACTGACAACATATCATTACAAACAGCGCAACTACCGTCCGAATCAACTTGGACATATAAATCTGGCGATTTACCTGGTGATAGTGTATCAAATATATTGAAGACAGCTGGCACAAATTATGGCATAACGTTGACAATGCCTGGTAAATTATATGATTATGCTGAGTCTGGATCAATTAAACTATACATCAACTCAGCTGAAGTATCATCAATTGATCTAAATGCGACATTCAATGATTCGCTTAAGGCAACAACTCAAGCGGTTCAAACAAGTGGAGTATTGTCCATTACACGTGGCGTACATAATAATATAAGTCAACCAGTATATGATGGAACTGAATTATATCCAGTCGGTTACCAGCATTATTCACCAACAATAGCTATAACATCAAAATATGTCCCCGGATACAATGAGCTGTATCTAGAGCGAACTATTGGAGGAGTAACGCAGACATCTGCAGTATATGGATGGTATTACGATGATGGCGATCATACTGTTACAATAAATCAGCCAGCAACAAATGCGTTCACATGGAATGAATATAATAGCACTTCTCCAACCATGTCGCTATCCGGCGTAGACTACTTTATACCAGATGTACCATTCGAAATATCATATTCGGGATATATTACTGGTGTAGCTAACGAAACATATAATGTAACATCTGGCAGATTTGGAACAATTGACACAGAAACTGGACTCAAGATATATGTAAATGGGTCATATACTGATTACAGTAGATACCTAACGCACAATGACGGATTAACATGGTCAAATAGCACAAATGATATACCGACTGTTTCAGATACAGCAAACCTATCATATCTAGCGCAATTTACTGGAACAAATACAACCGGCACAAATAGATCTGCAACAGTTGTATTCAATGATGGAGGTGGTTCGGAAACAATTACACCAATCATTGGTAGATATGTAGATAACGGATCACATTCGCCCTCATCAACCACAACTGAAAACTTCTACAGCGAAGAATTCAGACTCGCTAAATCCCAGACATCGTCATTTAGTGATCACCTTGGTGCCGGAAATTATGCATATTGGACAACAGCTGCCAATTGTGCATACGATTCAACTGTCGATATATCAACAACAGATGACCTACAGCAGAATACATCTGGACAGCTAACATACCCAACACAGGACTATTCGTCTGGAATTAATCCAAATGCTCCGGACTATACAAATTCAGTTGGCGACAGATTCTATTATAGAGCAATCAATGTCCAAAATATATCTTCCACCCAACACAAGGTTATTAAACTACATATTGGATGTGATCCAAATGATCCCATAACGTCTGAGGATATATGGGCTGATCAGCCAATAGCCGATGGCGATAGCGTACACTTCAATTCGCGAAAAATTCGAATTAGAGCAAGACTGCCAGGCGCAATCAATTCAACTAATAGTCAGTTACCAACTAAATCTGGAACAAACTGGTCTGTTGTGACAGCTGGTACCGGTCTATCTACTGCCCCATCTGTTGAAAATTGGGTAGACTTATCGACAGCAGCATTCTATCCTGTTGGCCACGCACAGGCAACATCAACGTCCGTAGCTATACTGTGGAGCACAAAAAACTACGCAGTATATTATACCGACTCAATTGTATTGCTTGAAATACGATTAGCTGCTGACGCAACCGAATCAAACCATAACATAACATATATAACAATGGAAAAGGAGTAGTTATGATAGACACATATGAACTATTTAATGTCGTTGTACATGCTGACAAATCATGTACCCTAAAATATAAGCTTTCAGCTGGTGAACTCCCATCTGAATCAGTTTTTCTTGAACGCAATTTGAGTGTATCAGAAACATCTAATTTTATGCGAAGATTAACTGAAATATCATCAAAATACAATAGCGGAGACTAGTTATGGCATTCAATACAACCGACCAACGTAAAGCGTCATTTAAACATGCTTTTGGAAAGCTACACACTGGACCAGGACCAATATCAGGTGAAGACTTAGAAGCTAGTCACCAGATATACTCAGCTGAACTATTATCTGACGTTGGCGACATTGAATATGCATCAGTAGCGCCAGAATTTGCAACAAGTCGCACTTGGGATGGAACATTTGCAACAACTGCTGAAATATGGGACGATGGTGCATTTGTATCGGCAACTGGTATAGGTACTGATCCAAATTTTGAAAAAATAACTATGCCACTAACTGATATGGACGGCAATGGCCAAACATATGTTGCATTCATATCAGCTAGCCAGGCTAATACTGGTGATGTTCAAGCCGGCGAAGTTGCTGAATATTCCGATAGCCGGTTCAAGAATTGGTTAAATCCAACTAAGTTTGGACCAGGATATGCTGCGGTTGTATATGAAAACGATACATCGACAAATGGACCTAGTTCGAATGCTATACCATACGGTGGTAGAACGCAGACTGGTAAGAATTTCGGAGGAGCAGCGTTCGATTACTATCAGGGAATAATGTATTGTGGCGACCAGAGTAATGGAGATGGACCAGATATGAGTGGCTATGCCAAGCCGCTGTGGATAGTTGGATATAGATATATAGGAGCAACTGGCGCAGCTTCATCAGGTGGCGGAGGAATTACTGCTATTGATTCGACTACCGAAACAAATCTATCATTCGACGCAGATTCTAGTGTAATTACTATTGGGGCCCAAACAGCTGCAATTGGCGTCGGTAGTTTATCCCCATACAAAAGAGCATATTATAATCATGATTTTGCAAGACACGACTTCAGAAATTCATCATCCATATTAATAAACAATGACTCAGACGCAAATGGTGCACCATATACAGATGGCGCCGACAACCAACTATTAATACCCGTTATCCATATGCCACTGGGTTTTGGATTTAGTATTGGCTTTACATCATCAAATTTTGAATCATCTGATCTGACTGGACATCACTATTTCGAACATTCCATAGCCGATAAATGGGATTACCATGCAACTGAAACATCTTCCAATTATCTAAATCTACAATATACTGATGGAGCCAATGGTAATATCCCGTTCAACGTTCGTGCTGTAAATCAAATTCTGCCTGATCAACAAAATACAAAAGTCCAACGAGCGTGGTATGCTGGAGACACAAATTCCCGTATAGAGTTTGATATAACTAATAAAACCAAGTTTGAAATAGCAGATGGTTTACGACAATTAATAAATACGAGCAAATGCTATCAACACGTATCTGCATCAGTATACCCTATAGATTCAGATTATAGATTGCAAGTAGAACAGGTATATGCAGGTTATCCATACGCAGATCATTCCATAAAGTATTACGGATCTTCCACTGGATCAAATCTACAGGAAATTCCCGCACATACATTCGTCAGTGACCATTTTACCGGAGGCTCAACTCAAACACAAAACCTATACTATCCGGAAAATTGCCATAATTCGGATGGCGTCCTCTTCCTCAATTCTTGGAGTATATTTGGTATGAAATCGTCATACATGGGAGCACTGGGATTCGGTACAACGGTAGACGTCGGATTTGATAACACACAGTCCCCTGGTTTTGGAGATATCCCATTCTTCGTATATGATAAAAGTATGAACTCCAAGGCATCTATCTGTTTAAACGATGTTACAGCTAGTGGACTGCCATATGGTAAAGATACTGTGTTGGTAAATGGCGAATTAGGTCAACTGAATCCAACGAACCGATCAATCTTGAAGTTTGGAGAAATGGTCATACAGAATGATCTATGGCAAGCTGGGAGTCACCATCAAGGTAAGTTTGCCAATGATCCTAACCATACCACTACTATTGAAACACTAAAAGCTATGATGCATGATAATAGTGGATTTACAGATTTTGTCTATTCCTCTGATATCCCATTTATACAATATGCAGATTCTGTCGCATCACAGAAACAGGCTCATAATTGGCCTATGTTAGATATGTATGATTTAATGACACCAACATATCTGAAGGACTATTATGACGATCCTGTACATACAAATTCTGGCACAGTAAGTCTAATATCCGGTTCCATAACGTCCCCATCATCATCGGGCTTTATCAATTTAGCTGGCTATCTTGACTTGGATAATCGTGAGCCGTCCGGCAGCCATATAAATACAACTTATGCATCACACAGTGTATATGGCGTAAAATATGTAGTATCATCATCAGGAGATACTGTCTGGTTCCAAAACTACCCTTCACAATCAAATAATGCTACTTACGATGTCTATTATCCGAAAAAACAGTTCGCTGGTACATATGTGAAGGAAGATCGTAACGCCTCTAGGGGATTGGTAACATACTACCCTCTAACGTACAATTATATAGATCCGGATAAATTCTCTTTGAGTTCTGCTGGTGCAATACAAACAATAACATCACCACTAAAATTGATAGGCGACTTCGAAATAGCAGGTACACTAAGCGCATCTGCATATCAGGGAATCACTGGAGGATCAGGCGCAGGTTTTCCATATACTGGAGATGCAGTTATAACTGGTAGCTTAGAAGTAACTAGCACATTCTCTTTAGGTGGATTTGCTGATGTTTCGGCTTCTCTTTCAACGGCTATCGCTGGAGCAGATGATCTAGGCGACCATACTGCAACGCAGACTTTAGATATGGCAAGTAATGCAATAACAAATGTAACAACGGTTAGTGCAAGCGGACATATCAGCGCATCCAATATAATAGGGCATAATAGTGGAGATCAAGACTTAACAGCCTATTCCACTAACGCACAATTAAATGCATCTAGCTCAATATTGCAAACAAATATCAATACAAAGGCAACAACCAACACAAATGCAACTTTTGCAACCATAACATCAACTGGTAACACTTCGTTCGGAAATGCAACAACTGATAACCATGCAATAGAGGGTAATTTGAAGTCTGGACCTGCAATAATTGGTATATCTGGATCTGAAAAGCAAACGTATAATGATGGTAAGCTTGAGACGTTCTTCAAGGGACCCGGTGAAGCTCATTATTCATTATACGTTAGGAATGGAGCAACAATAGTTGGTGGAGATGTGATTCCGGATAGACCAGAATACCATTCATTGGGTAGCAAGCGATTCCCATTTAGACACATTCACGTTTCAACTGGTTCAATTATATTCTATAGTGCATCAGCCGATGATTCAGGATCCGATGCAGTAGAGCATGCTAGAATGGGTATTGATAATACAAGTGGCGACGTACAATTTATATCAGGTAGTGATTACAAAAAAATTAGAGTAAAAGAAGTCAACATGGGTGCATTTGGCGCAGCCTCATCTGTACAAATAGGAACTCAGACTCAGGGATTCGTAGCTGTTAATGCTACAGCTGGTAGTAGATCAACTATACTTAGGGCAGAATCAGCAGTACTATCTGATCCAGACGAAGTAATGGGGTCAATAACGCAGAAGGGGTCTGGAAGTTTCGCAATATTATTGGATGCAGATGATCAAAAGCCCGCAGCTAAGTTTGTGATTGAAAGTAATAGTGGCGCAGTTGGTTACGGTAATCGACTATTCTCCGTCAGTGAAAGTATGGAGACTAGAGTATACGGCAATTTAAAGGTAGATACACATATAACAGCGTCTGGTAACGTAAGCGCAAGTGGAACAATAACGGCAACTAGTTACATTGGTAGCTTGACTGACATGGATGGCACAATAGATGGTGGAACATTCTAATAACGTTGATATTTATACATAAGGAAACACAATATGTCACAGACAATACGAATAAAAAGGGGAACTGGTAATTCCGTTCCATCAAGCTTAGAAGAAGGCGAGTTAGCAATAAACTTAGATTCTGGTAAGTTATACTATGGTTCTGGTTCGAGCGTATCTAGTAATTTTGCAGTCGAAACATTGACAGCAGAAAACTATATTATATCATCATCAGTAACACACATGACAACTTCATTTAGCTCAGGATCTACAGCATTCGGAGATTCAGTATCAGACGAGCATACGTTTACTGGAAATATAACAGCCTCTGGCAATATAAGCGCGAGTGGCGTTGTGCATTCTTTAGATTCAATAGTCCTTAAGGGATTATCTATTGGAGACAGTCTCAACACAGGTTCGTTATTCGTAGGACCATCAGCTAGGGGAATAGAACTTAGGGGTGGTAGTACATGGACTTCTACTAATCCAAAGATATATTCGCCAGTAGCAACAATAGATGTATTGTCCAATTTCAATATGAATAGCAATAGAGTCCTTTTTCATGAAGGATCATCCAACTCATACATAGGGGTTAATTCGGATACGCCAGATGACTTAGAAATATATGCAAATCAAGACCTATCACTGATACCTGATAATGAAACTATAATATCTAGTAGTGCAGGACTAGGTTTAAAAGTGTATGGCGGCATAAATTCGTTAAGCGATATAACAGCTTCTGGTCATGTAAGTGCAAGTGGCGATATATCTGCCGACAGATTTTATTCTGAGGGTCATCCAGTTGGGATGTATACTGCTGCCGCTATGACTTTAGGTTATGAAAATAATACGCCAATACGGATAGGTAAATCTGCAAATCCGATAACTATGAATGGTGACGTAACAGCTTCTGGCCACGTAAGTGCAAGTGGTACATTAGCTGGTTCAAATTTAAGTGGAACAAATACAGGCGATCAAACGTCGATTACTGGTAACGCTGGAACTGCAACAGCATTAGCTAGTGGAAATCAAACAATAGCTGGTAACTTGGTGGTATCAACAACAACCGGCAATGCATCATTAACAATAGCAGCTGATCCAAATAATGATGATGAATCCAAGAATTCATATATAAAACTTAGTCAAGATGGTGGTGGAATTGGTAGTTATATTGGCCATGTTGGTGACGCTGGTGATGCTCCAAATGATTTACCATATTCTGGTACAACTGCCAACGCATTATTGATAGGTATTAGTGGTAGTACAACAAATGATATTCAGTTTGGCACAGATAATACAGTCCGAATGACGATAAATAATAATGGTGATGTTACTACTGAAGGGAGGTCAACTTTCAATGGTCGTGCAACGTTTAATGACCTTGCAGTATTCACTGACACAATTATTGGTAATAACCTAGATGTTGATCAAACTGTGTTACTTCCAACTTCACTGCACGCAACATATCGACCCGCACAAGGAAATGTGATATACACCGCAACTGGTTCAACAGTAGCTGGCGGAATATACTATCTAAAGGGTTCTGGCACATGGCATGCTGCATCAGCAACAGTCAACTATGGAACAACAATGTTAGGAATGGCCGTAGGAACAAGTGCATTAGCTGATGGTATGCTGGTTAGCGGTCTCATCCATCCAACGTCAAATCCAGCTGGCGAACCCGGAGTCCCTATATACTTAAGCACAACAGCCGGTGGACTATCAAAAACTAAACCAACTGCAACCGGGGATGTCGTTAGAATAATTGGTTATAGCACAGGTACAACTGCACCAATATATTTTAGCCCTGATAACACTTGGATTGAGATAGCATAATGCCAGCGTTTATAGCGAAAGTATCAGCCGTCCCTATATCTACTATTGCAAAAGTATCTGGTGTAGCAAAAGCTTCCATATACTATATGACGGCAATAGCAATTCCAGCTGCATCAAGCGCAACGTTACTATCGGAAAACTTTAATGCCATATCCGAAGGCTATGGAGTATCACCAACAGGTTGGTTGAATAATATTGCTGCGACAATCTATGGTTCAACGACTTCAACTCGGAAATGGGATATTGAAGGTGGAACAACTCCGTCATCTAATACTGGGCCTAAATACGGTATGAACGAATCACTAACAACTGGAGCAACAACTGCTGCCAGTAAATATATATATACTGAAACATCTGGCCAATATAATAAGCGATTTGTATTGCGAACTCCTGAGATAGACCTATCTTCGGCCGCAGCAAATAGCACCTTAAAGTTGGAATTCTGGTATCATATGTATGGTGCGAATATAGGATCATTGGGTGTAGCAATTACAGATAGTGCAACCAGCGCAGATAGTTCCGTAGAATCTTATTCTGGATTTGGATTTACTTCTGATACTGGTGGCGGATGTGACATATTACATTGGACAAATAACACTGGGACAGCTACCACGACATCAGATCGGATAACAGGCCAGCAGCAGACTTCAGGACATACCAGTACATCTACACAAGGATATTGGAGAAAAGCTGAAATTGACTTGAACAATATTGCAGGCAATGCAGCTGGCGTATACGTATGGTTCTTCGCAAAATCTGGAACAACATATAAGGGCGATATATGTCTAGACAACATAACAATTACTGGAGGTTAATATGGATTGCATAGAATGTAATGCTAATAATATAATAAGTGCTAAGTACATATGCACAGAGTCAGATTATAGACTTATACGAACTGACGACACATTGATAAAAATCATAGATGATCACAATCTAACAGATTCAGAAATAGGTGAATTCTCTGATGTGTATTATTGTACAAATGGCCACTTCACGGACCAATCCGATTACATATAGGTTCACATAGCTGATACATTAAACTATTACATTGATATTTATATTATATGATAAAGATGATAGATTTATTGAATGAAGGCACATATGATCCAGGAATATTTAAGGCAGTTTTTATGTCAGGTGGTCCAGGCTCAGGCAAATCCTTCGCAGCAAATTCATTATTCGGTATGCCGGAATCAACTCCAACCGTATCAAGCGACGGACTAAAGGGAGTAAATTCAGACTCAGCATTTGAGCTAATCATGGCAAAACATAATATTGACCTTGATATGACAAAATTAAGTGCTAAAGAATATGCCAAATCCCAACAAATACGCAAATCAGCAAAATCAATAACTAGTTCTAGACTCAAGCATTATTTGAATGGCAAACTTGGCTTATTGATAGACGGTACAGGTAAAGACTACAATAAGATCGCTGCCCAGGTAAAAATGTTGAAAAAGCAAGGCTACGACTGTTATATGACATTCATAAATACCACACTAGAAGTTGCATTATCTAGAAACGAATCTAGACCAAGACGGGTACCAGTAGAATTGGTAAACAGATCATGGAAAGAATGCCAAGCAAATCTAAAAAAATATAAAACATTATTTGGTGACAAAAACTTCATTAGCATAGACAATTCAGTTAAAGCTGACTTCTCAAAATCAATCAAGCAAACAGCGTCTAAATTTGTTCGTCGCCCAATACAAAATAAAATAGCACAGAGTTGGATAGACGCTGAACTAGAATTAAGGAACACAAAATGAAATTAGGTAATTGGATAGCTGAATCGTTTATCAATGAAAGTAAAGATGAGCTTGTTGTAGTATATGCAGGCAGATTCCAACCGTTTCATTCTGGGCATTATAAGAACTACAAACATTTAGTAGACAAATTTGGAAAGAATAACGTTTATATATGTACATCTAACAAAGTTCAAATGCCAAAATCTCCAATGAACTTTAAAGAAAAGCAAAGTATAATATCTAAAATGTTCGGTATAAATTCCACTAGAATTGTAGAAGTTAAAAATCCATACAATCCAAAGGAGATATTATCTAAGTTCAACAAAGATACACGGTACATTACAGCAGTAGGACAAAAAGACGCAGGAAGACTAGGTGGTAAGTATTACTCACCCTACAATGCAGACATGACGCAGGGACATGTTGATGCTGGATATGTTTATGGATTACCTAGATTATCTACATTAAGTGGAACAGATGTTAGAAACATGTTATCAGATCTAGATCCAATTAAACGTAAGAAAAATTTTAAAAAAATATATGGAAAATTTGACCAAGCTGCATATGATTTAATAACATCTAAGTTAATCGACGCAAAGGATTTAGTCGAAAGATTCTGCACCCATTTTAGCATTCCAGATTTACTTAAGGAAAACGCAACCCACATGGGAGATTCTGTTGACGATGGACCTAGGGGATATTGGGGAAATCAGAAATCTTGGAAGAAATTCGGCAAAAAATCCGCAAGAGATTTAGGTTGGGAAGTACTTAATTATATAAGTGGAGAAGACGAATTCTTTCAACATGATACAGAATTCAAAAAGGATTTCTCAGGAGGACCAACAGGAGCTGTATCTTATTTTCCAATAGGTGTACCAGGCGAATATGGTGGAACAAATCTACTTAAAGATAAAAAAGGAAGAGTTGCATATACCAGATGGACAAAATGGTCTAAGCATATAGCGACCGTTGCTGGATACGAATTCTTAAGCTTTATGGATGCAGACGCATCTATATCATCTTCCAAGCAAGAACCAATGAAGAAGCAGAAACCAGGAGAAGCTTTAACCGAAGGGCTACTATTAGAAGGCGGAGCTTGGGGTCATATGAATCATCCATTCGATATAAAGATGAATCTAACATTTTCAGATCTCAAAAAAATTGTAAAAGACGCACTTAAAGGTCAGCTCAAATTAACACGTGAAAAGACAGATGGACAAGCATTAGCTATATCTTGGAAAGAAAAAGGAGGACTCATTGCAGCTAGAAATAAAGGACACTTAAAAGATAAGGGTGAAAATGCAATGAATTTATCTGGAGTTAAATCTTGGATGGCAGGTAGAGGAGAATTATCCGATGGTTTTAATTTTGCAATGAAGGATCTAGAAACGGCATTAGGCAAGTTATCGAAAAAACAAAGAATATCAATCTTTGCTGATGGTGAAACATTCATGAACCTAGAAGTAATATGGCCAGGAAGTACAAATGTTATTCCGTATGGTCAAGCTTTACTTATATTCCACAATACAACCACATATGACATGTCAGGTAATCCTACATCAGGCAATCAACCTGCTGCTGGTAAACTAGCTAAAATGATAGAAGATATAAACGGACATGTGCAAGATAAATATACAATAAAGGGACCACCTATCACCGTGTTACCTCAATCAAAGAGTTTCAAAGTTTCGCAATCTAAATACTATGGCATGATAACTAAACTACAATCAGAATTTGGTCTCAAAGATAGCGACGGTTTAGCAGAATATCATCAGCGTTGGTGGACAAAATTTATTAATGAAAATGCACCCGAAACACTTGACAAAGACAAATTAATGGGATTGACTAAACGATGGGCCTTTGGTGAAAAATCGTTTAGACTAGACAAGAAAACATTGGTAGATGAAAAGTTAATTGCTTGGGCTAAACAGATTGATAAAAAAGATCATAAAAAAATAGCTAAGAACAACAATAGAAAATTCGAAGAGATATTCTTAGGATTGGGTGCCGAGGTATTATACAATATGCAATCGGTATTAGCCGTAGATCCTCGTTCGGCAGCAAGAGATATGCAAAAGGAATTAAAATCAGCAATAGCTGATATTATGAAAAAAGGCGATGATGTACAAATAGCCAAGTTAAAATTAGAATTAGAACGACTACAATCACTTGGTGGTATGGATAAAATAGTTTCAAACGAAGGAATAGTCTTCGTATATAAAAACAACACATATAAATTAACAGGCGCATTTGCTCCGATCAATCAAATATTGGGATTGTTTAAATATAATAAATAGAGTTACAATGAAGAAGCATATATCAAAAAGCAAAGTACAACGAATGAGAAATTTAGTGACAGGCGACTACACTAACAAAACTCAAATTAGATCAGGCTACACCAAAGAATCAATGGCTAAACACATTGAAGGTGACGTTTGGGAAAACAATGGTAAAACTTGGACAATCAAAAACGGAATAAAACAGACCGTTACAAAATTGGATAAGGCTAGAGCAATGGCAAAGATACCATTACATTGTCCAAAATGCGACAGTAGAATGCTAGCTGATCAGCACAAATACATGTATAAGCGATTTAAACATTGTCTGCACTGTCAAACTGATGCTGAAATGGAAATGCGATCAAATGGCACATATGATGCATGGCAAAACAGTCAAATAAATAGAAATTTTGAAGGATGGCTACACAAGTCTAGGGCAGAATTTAAAGACTGGCTAGAAACACGTGGATCAAAGACGCAAATATCAGAAGCTGGAGACATTGAAGATTGGTCAGGTGGAAAATCCGACGACGAATTGCTAGCTGAATTTGATGTATACATTGAAAACGAAAAATTAAAACTGACTAATATAACTGGGTAAAACTTAACATGGCAACACAAAAAGAATTAATAGAAGATATGATAGCTGAACTATCACAATTACGCCAGAATCTACCAAATGGCAATATTGTTAGAATAGAAAAAGCATTGGTTGACATGCAGCAACATCAGCTGGATATGAAATCTGATATATCTGATATAAAACTAAAGATACTCGATCCAGAAAACGGAATAGTTGTTAAGGTGAACAAAAATACGGACTTTAGATATGAAGCCGACGATAAGCAGTCTGACTATGACAAGCAGCTTGTGAAGCTGGAAAGCGTACTAACATGGAAAAATTCCGTAAGTAGAGCGCTGTGGATAATATATTCTGCTATAATTGGTTTAATTATAAAGATGCTATTCTATTAACATGGAATTACATTGTTATATAATATCAATTGTAGTTGGTGGGATATTATATGTGTTATTCCACGAAAAACATACAATCAAAAATTGGTTATACCGCCAACTAAATACGGCAAACAAAAATAAACGGAGATAGTTACATGAAACGATTATATACAATATTAGCATCAGCAATAGGTTTTTGCATTGGACTAATGATAATACGAACAAAGAAGCAGAACGATACAAAAAAACGACTTGACAAGAATGTTAACACTATTCACGATGTACATAATAAGGTCAAGTATACTACTGAGAAGAAAAAAGCTGCAAAGTTCAAAATAAAGAAAGCGGAAGCCGACATAGCTAATATATCAAAATCAAAGCAGTCAACTGCATCAGCTAGAAAAACTGCAAAATCATTTAAAACAAAATATAGTAAAAAATAATGCGATGTATATTGATTGTGTTATTGGCTATGATGCCAATAGTTGCAACTGCACAAGACACACTCCGCATTCCACAAATCGAAATCGACAACATAATATCAGCTATGGATGTATTGGTTGAGCAGGATTCAATCAATGATAGGTTGATCATCCTATTGCGCACTCAGATATCCCATTATAATCAGTTATCAATGCATGATAGCACGATAATCGGCTTCAAAAACCAAGAAATACAATTATATCTAGACCAGATAAGCATATACAATGACAGACTGAATCAGATAGATAAATGGTACAATAAGCCATGGGTCGGGTTTGTTGTTGGATCATTCACAACGATATTTATAGTTAGATCAATAGACTATTCATTACCAAAGTAGGCACATTATGGCAAAATCAGTAAAACAGGCATTAGCAGAAGAATATCTACGTTGCTCGAAGGATCCAATATATTTCATGAAGAAATATTGTTTCATCCAGCATCCAACACGTGGAAAGATAAAATTCAATTTATACGACTTCCAAGAGGATTTACTGGATAGTTTCAATGAAAACAACTATACAATAATTCTAAAATCTAGACAACTCGGCATATCAACACTTACTGCGGGATATTCATTGTGGTCAATGGTATTTAGAGAGGATTTCAACGTATTAGTTATTGCAATAAAGCAAGAAACAGCAAAAAATTTAGTAACGAAGGTAAGGGTAATGCATGATTTGTTGCCAACCTGGCTTAGAGTTGGAACATCCGAAGACAATAGACTATCACTTAGGTTCAAGAATGGATCACATATTAAAGCCGTATCGAGTGCACCAGATGCAGCAAGATCTGAAGCGCTATCATTACTGGTAATCGATGAAGCAGCATTTATTGATAAACTACCTGAGATATGGACATCAGCACAGCAAACATTAGCAACTGGTGGTAGAGCTATTATGCTATCTACACCAAACGGAACAGGTAACGTATTTCATAAAACATGGGTAGACGCAGAACAACAGGTTGGAGAATTCTTTCCAGTTAGATTACACTGGTCTAGACATCCTGATCGACATCAAGATTGGCGAGATAAGCAAGATTCTCTACTTGGTAAGAAAATGGCAGCGCAGGAATGCGATTGTGACTTCATATCATCTGGTAACACTGTTATTCCAGGAGATCTATTACAATGGTACATGGATAACATGGTGCAGGAACCAATAGAAAAACGTGGGATGGAGCAAGAATATTGGATCTGGGAGTATGTGGATTACAATAAGACATATATGGTAGTAGCCGATGTTGCACGAGGGGATAGCTCAGATTACTCCACGTTCCATGTATTGGAAACATCTACAATGACTCAGGTTGCAGAATATCGAGGACAGATCAACACAAAAGAGTTTGGTAACATGCTTGTAAATGTTGCAACTGAATACAATGAAGCGCTACTTGTGATTGAGAACGCAAACATTGGATGGGCAGCCATTCAACCAGCCGTTGATAGAAATTATCGTAACTTATATTATACGTATAAGCACGAAGGAGTTCACGATGCAGCAACACAGTTAAGTAAAGGATATGACCTCAAGAATAGGGAAAATATGACACCTGGATTTACTACATCTTCTAGGACCCGACCACTTTTGATATCGAAACTTGATATTTATTTTAGAGAAAAAACATGTATTGTAAGGTCAAAGCGATTGATTGAGGAACTGTTTGTATTCATATGGTTAGGCCATAGAGCTGAAGCGCAACGTGGATATAATGACGATTTAACAATGGCATTTTCAATTGGAATGTATGTTAGGGATCACGCATTAAAGTTATACGGCGAAGGTTTAGCATTGAACAAACTTGCATTGAATAACATGGGAACGGCACAAGGCGCTTATAATAGCAATAACACCTTAGCAAATAATCCATGGAAAATGCAGACTGGCGATACAGAAGAAGATTTAACATGGTTAATATAAAGGAATAGACAATGACAGATAAGACATTTTTTGGACGTCTAACAACATTATTTTCAACTGGTACCATTATTCGGAAAACCGAAAATGGACTAAAAGTTGCTGATGTGCACAAGGCACAGTCAAACACGAAGCTATCAACAAATAGAATGATCGATAGATATAATAGAATATATCAGTCATCAAAGGCAGTTGGATATAATCAACAAGCCAATTTCCACACACTAAGATTGAACCTATATACTGACTACGAAATAATGGATGAAGATTCAATTATATCTTCAGCATTGGATGTATACGCAGACGAATCAACATTGAAAAATGAATATGGTGATGTACTTACCATAACATCTAGTAATGAAAAGGTTGAACGTGTATTAAACAATCTATTTTATGATGTACTAAACATTGAATTTAATATATGGCCATGGATAAGAAACATGTGCAAATATGGTGATCTATATTTAAAGATGGACATAACTGAAACATTAGGTGTCACCAATGTTACACCACTGTCGTCATATGAAATGTTCAGAGAAGAAGGTACCAATCCAGATAATGAGGAAGAGGTAAAATTCACCCATGATCCAACTATGGCAGGACAATTAGCTGGTGGTATTGCTGCAACAAAGAAAGAATATAATAATTATGAAATAGCTCACTTTAGACTATTGAATGATATGAATTTCCTACCATACGGTAAATCAATGGTTGAACCAGCTAGGAAAGTATTTAAGCAATTAACGTTAATGGAAGATGCAATGATGATCCACAGAATCATGAGAGCCCCAGAAAAACGTATTTATAAAATTGATATTGGTAATATTCCACCAGCTGAAGTAGACACATATATGCAGAGAGTTATGCAAAATATGAAGAAAACTCCGTATCTAGATCCACAAACTGGACAATACAACTTGAAATTTAATATGCAAAACATGTTAGAGGACGTTTATTTACCGGTTAGAGGTGGTCAATCTGGAACAGAAATAGACACAATGAGCGGAATGGATTGGACTGGTATAGATGACATTGAATATCTTAAGCATAGAATGTTCGCAGCATTAAAGATACCTAAGGCATTTTTAGGATACGAAGAAGGCGTTGGTGATAAGGCAACACTAGCTGCACAAGACGTTAGATTTGCTAGAACAATAGAACGTGTACAACGCATATTTGTATCAGAATTAACTAAAATTGCAATGGTTCATTTATACTCACAGGGATTCACAGAACAAGAACTTGTAGACTTTAGTTTATCATTGACTAGTGCATCAACAATACACGAACAAGAAAAACTCGAACTATGGGATTCCAAGGTTAATTTGGCATCAAGCATTAAAGATCTAAAAATGCTATCTGAAGATTGGATATATGAAAATGTATTTGGATTAAATGACGCTGATCTTGCAAAAGAACAAGCCAAAGTATTATCAGACAGAAAACGATTGTTTAGACATAATGAATTGGAAAGTGGTAATGATCCAGCTGAATCTGGTGAAGCAGTTGCAACAGACTGGGCACTTCAACAGGGTGCAATGTCTCAGCAAGTTGATCAAGATGGTCAGGCATATAATCAGGATTCGAATGCTGAAGAAGAACCAGCCCAACCAGTTGACTTCTATGACAAAGAATCTGATGATGCAGATGACGTATCTGAAAATAAGCCAGGCGCAGGCCGTCCAAAGGAACCTGTTCACTATGGTTCACAAAAAGCAGCTAGAGGTAGAGACACAATTGGTAAGGAAGATAGAAGTAGAAACCGTAAGTTGAAAAATAACAAAAACAATAGAAGAATGACCAGTGAAGATAAGCAGGCAATGGTTAAGAACCTATTTAAAACAATGCATAAAGTTGACAAATCATCATTATTGAATGAGAATAACATAATTGAAGATGGAATTTAGTTTATAAATTGATATTTATATTAAACTAAGTGTTAGGACACAGAAATGGCTAAACATTCAAAATACAAAAATACCGGAATAATATTCGAATTGCTTGTTCGTCAAGTGACCAATGACACTTTACAGGGAATTGATAATTCTCCTGCAACCGGAGTCATTAGGGAATTTTTCAAGAAAAACACATCGTTAACACGCGAGTTGGGATTATATCAAACGCTGTTACGTGAAAAATTCAATACCGACACAAAGGCAAATAAATTTATAGACGCAGTGATATTGGAACAATCTCGACTAAACATGTCGTCAATACGCAGGCAGAAATATAATTTAATAAAGGAAATTCGAAAGCATTATTCAATCGAAGCATTCTTCAGTCAAAAAATAACAAATTACGCAAACAATGCATCAATATACTGTCTATTCGAGGGAACGACTCCATCTAAGAAGATACGATATCGATACAACTTGGTTGAAACAATCACAAATAGATCCAAGACACAAATTAGTGAAGCTCACTCACTATATCAGGAGCAAGACAAAGACATTCGTCTGCTTTCATATAGAATACTTATTGAGAAATTCAATGAGAAATGGGGCGGTAATTTGTCAACCGATCAAAAGTCATTACTTCGTGAATATATAAACAATATATCGAATACCGACACATTAAAGCAATACTTACATGTTGAAATAAATAAGACAGTCCGAACAATAAGCAAACTATCTAATAAGATAGACGATGATATTGTTCAGATTAAACTTTCTGAAGTATGTGCTCAATTGACTGAAATCAAAAACGTAAAGACGCTAAAAGATAAGTATATTATATCAGTTATGCGCGCTTACGATCTAATTGGAGAATTGAACAATGTCATTAGCTGATGATTTAGACGAAATGTTTGAAGATGCACAGAGCAACGAAGACATGGACATCGACGAAGAAAACGCAACTGGTGGTGGAGAAGCATTCAACACTCCAAAGGCGTTTAAGAAAAAAACAAAACGTAAAACTGAATCTTCATTTATGGCACTGTCTAAGGAAATGCATTTAGGCGAAGCTACATATAGAGACTATAAGCGTGACGATACATCATCGCAACAGCAAAAGGTCAATAGATCAATTAAAGAGATCAACAGTAAACTATTTTATATTGAACAAATCGTTAATCAAAACTCAAAGCTAAAACAAGAAGCTGGAGTGGATTCAAACACATATTGGAAGAGCACTAAAGCTAATCTTAGCAAAGTATCAGAAAAAATGTTACGAATATCTGAAAAACTTAGGAGATTTTAATGTCAAAGCAGCTTTTAGTAGACTATAGTCTATTCGAAATCAGTCCAGAATTAATATCTGAATCAGAAAAAAATAATAACGGTAGAGTAATAGTAACTGGCGTATTACAACGTTCAGGTGCAAAAAACCAAAACGGTCGAGTTTATCCTAGAGAAATATTAATGCGCGAGGTGACAAAGTATTCAGATACATTTATCGCTGAAAATAGAGCATTAGGTGAATTAGATCATCCAGAATCAAGTGTTGTCAATCTATCTAATGTATCGCACAATATTAGAAAGGTATGGTGGAAAGGCGATGATGTTGTTGGAGAGGTAGAAATACTTGGAACGCCATCTGGAAACATATTGAAGGAACTCCTTAAAGCTGGAATCAAGCTAGGTATATCATCACGTGGGTTAGGATCGGTTAAAGAAATTAGAGAAAATGGAACTGTTGAAGTACAAGACGATTTTGAATTAGTTTGTTGGGATTTCGTATCCAATCCATCAACACATGGAGCATTTATGCATCCAGCTGGTGTAAATGAATCAGTATCAAATAGTATGCCAGCCAGTAAATATGTAAACATTCACAATATAATAAACGATATGCTATGCGATTTAACATGTAAATGC